TTTTTTTTTTTTTTTTTTTTTTCTTGTTCTGGTTGGTGTTGCTTGCTAATCACCCGTCCAGACGGTTGCGATACCTCGCCTATACGTCCAATCGTACAAGAGCATCGATAGTGTCCCCACACATCTTTGGTGCGATGTATCTGTGGTTTCCCAACTTGTTCTTGGTCTTGTTGGTTTTCCTGTCAACAAATGTCCAGTTATCACAAAACTCGACACATGAATTGGCTGTACGGGAATACACATCAACAAGATCATCAAGACCTATTCCATAGACTTCGTTGAGAAACTCGCTGAACTCTCCAGGGGGATGCACTACTGCTTTTGCAATAATCGACCGAACTCCATCACTGCCTCCCATTTCTTCTAGTTTAGACTGCCTGAGATCGAAATGGGGAGTCGCGGAAAGTCTATCCGCTGTATCTGCCAAGAGATCGCAAATGACTGGCACGTGCCTGTGCTCATACGCGGCTGACAAGTACTTGCCGGCCATGTAGTCTCTGTCGTTTATGTTCGTGTTTTTATTAGCACGAACATTCAACTTTCCCAGCACGCGTCCGAATTGTGGGACGGGACGACATCCTACACTTGAGTTAACATACCTTTTCCTGTAAAAGGTAGCAAAGTGCCTGCCTCCCTGAGGTACCACCTCTGCCTGCATGCCGCTAGCTTTTGTCGCGGCGGTCACACCAGCAGTGAAATCCTCAGGACTACCTTGTATAAACCCAAGATAGTCGTCTCCGCCATGTATGTTCGTGCTATGCGTGATACCAGCAGTCTCCAAACCAGACTGCATGATTGCCATGCTCACGTACGAGTTCCCGGTGGTGGTAGTCGTTTCTCCGGACCACCGCTCACCTTTCACATGGGCAGTTACTCCGTAACGTGTCCACACTCTAACCTCCGTACATGCTGCAAATTCTCGCACGAACCACGTGGGTGCTCCCAGTTTGCGGTAAAACATCGCTTCATACTTGCGAAATTTTTCCGATTGACTCCCATCATTGTTTTTCATGTCACTCTCAATTGGACTACCTTCGGCGTTTTCGAATAAGTCACCCAATGTTTCGCCCGAAGCACCGCAGGCATAAATTGCGATGTTGCCTTTATTCTTCGGGTTTTCCATTGAGAAAACCTTCTTCATCCGATCATTCAATTCCATGACGATCGGGCCCGTCACAGCGTTGTACATGTCACTACCCTGATATACAACGCGGGGCTGCGCTTTATGGTCCTTCAAGAGCACCTCTTGTTTCGCGAACACATGTTTTGTGCCCATATCACTGTTCAATTCATTGCCCCTGAGCGCCTCCAGGAGCCTTTCCGACTTGTTCACAGTGCATCTTTCCAAGTACTTCTGCACGAGTTCTTGGTCACTTCGTATCACCGGCATGGCATCGAACTTCTCCATAAGAAGTTCATGTCCACGTTTAAAGACGGCAATGTCCTCGAGAGTGGGTTTGTAATCACACCTTTTCTTCATGGCATGAACAGTCGCTTCTGCAGTATTGGTTGGAACAGTGAGTGGGACTCCTGCCAGTATAGCGCCTTTGGCGACACCGACTCTCTCGGGGTCGTCGCCTTTAACTCGGCACACATTGACATTGGTCTTTATGTTCTCGAAACTAGTCTCGGCGTCATAAG